AGGAGCGATGACGATGAAGATGGAGAAGGTCGAGAAGACCCTGCGCGAGGAGATCCTCGAGCAGGCCACCGCCGCGGTGGTGGTCGACCGGAGCAACGACTACGGCAGGCCGGAGGCGAACTTCGGCCGGATCGCCGAGTTCTGGTCCACGTACCTGGGGATCAAGATCCACGAGCACGACGTGGCGGCGATGATGGTGCTGCTCAAGGTGTCGAGGATCACCACGTCGCCGGGGCTGTTCGACCACTGGGTGGACATCGCGGGCTACGCGGCCTGCGGCGGGGAGGTGCGCTTCGGTGAGCGACAGTCGTCGTGAGATGGGCAAGCTGGTCAGGGACCTGCAGAGGAACGGGTTCTGTGTGGAACGCACAGGGTCCGGGCACTGGAAGGTGACGCACCCTGACGTCGTGGACAGCGTGATCCTGTCGTTCAGCCCGAGCGTCGGCAACTTCAAGAAGTCGATCGCTCGGCTGAGGAAGATCGGGTACGACAAGTAGGGGGTGGCAGGGTGGTGGGCTTCGGCTCATCACCCTGCTCTCTCTTTTTTTGAGGAGCTTTGATGTACCCTCAAGACATGGCTGAGGGTACGGAGAAGTTGAGCAAGATTGAGCAGGAGCTCAAGGAGAGATTCCAGGGAAGTGATAGGTCCAAGAGGCGGATGCCTTCAGATGCATCCGCCGCACCGGCGTCAGACCGAATCGACCAGCTGACGCTTCCTGACGAGATGAGAGGAAGGATGCCCTACACCAAGAACAAGTACTTGGTCAGGGAGAACCCGCACCTCGTCCAGTGGGAGCGCGAGGTCCGCAAGTTCCTGCGCAACCTGTCGCCCGACCACGGGCACAGGGTGTCGGCGGTGATGATCTACGAGTGGGCGACGGGTGTGCCGATCGTCGAGGCGCAGGCCGACAAGGAGGCGCTGAAGCCGGGCAAGCAGAACTGGCGCAGCGACCTGCGCAAGATCAACAAGATCCTCGAGTACTACTTCGGCAAGCCGTACATGACCTGGATCATGGGGCGCAAGGTCCCCCGTGCGTACAGAGTGCGACCCGGCTACTACATCCGTCGCCATCGCCCTATGACTTTGACACTCTACGCAGAGTACGTCGAGGGAACACTCTACCCATGACCAGCCACGAGGTGCGGGTGCTGGAGGACGGCACCCGGGTCTACAGCAACGGCACCAGGTACACCCCCGTGCCCGACGAGGAGCGGCGCTACGCGCGCAGGAAGCCCGCTGACAGCCGCGCTGTGCGCTGGGGGGCCAACTGGTACCTACCGCTCGCCCTCGCCCCGGAGGCGGCTCGCCAGATGCCGCAGACGCGGCCTGACGAGGACGCCTACGACCACATGCCCAAGCCCCGGCCCTGCCGGTGCGACGTGTGCAAGCGGCCTGCCGCGGCGATCTGGAAGGACAAGTGGCGACGGGACCGCCACCTCAGATCCTGATGGTGTTGCCCGATTGGTCCCGGTCGTAGACGGCCTTGCCCTCGAGACGGTTGAACAGCTGCTGGATGCTCTGCAGGTCCCGGGCCATCACGGCCTGCAGGATCAGCGTGGCAGCCGTGACGTCGAGGATGTCGGGGCTGGAGGTGTAGACCATCTGCACCGTGCCGAAGCGCTGGTTCCACAGCCACTGGATCCGGGTGTCGAGGTTGGAGCGGTGTGCCTCGGGGACTCTGCCGCGGAACCGCAGCTCCTCCACCTCACTCACTGATCTCGCCTGCTGCCAGGTCGATCATCTCGAGCACCACCTTCTCGTCCGTGGCAGGGTGCGAGCCCGGCCGGCGCCGCCCCACCAGCCGCGAGAGGATCATGTTCCGCGCGAGGTTGGCTCGGGCCATCGAGCCGCGCTGGTCGAACTGCGGGTTGTTGGCGATCTCGAACAGGGTGCGGGCCACGAGCTCGTGGGTGGGGATGTTGAGCAGCACGTCGGACTGCATCACGGGTGTGTCAGCTACCCGTTGCAGTGCCTGCCTGATGGTGACGTTCCTCATGCCCACACTCCTGTCCAGTCCTCGGTGTAGTCCGCGGAGCCGCCGCTGCCGGGGCCATCAAAAAAAATTCCGCCGAAGAAGTCCAACTCCTTCGTGGCCTGCACGGCGTACCTCATTGCGTCCATCATGTGGCTGTACTTGTCGTGCATAGGCTGCTCTGTCCACTGCTGCATCCGGGTGTTGAACGAGTACTTGTAGTTCTCCAGGCACTCCAGCAGCCACTGGCAGTTACGGTCGTGGATGATCGTGTTGTACAGCTGCATCCGTGTCTGCTGGATATCGGTGATGATCGAGTAGTCACCGCTCCTCGCAGCAGGGATCTTCCACACCTTGCTCGACTTGGCGAGGACGGCAACGTTGTGGAACCGCTGGCGCATCATGTCGGCAGGTGTGGTGTTCACCGCTGCCTCGTGGTGCTCTCCGTCCCAGGGCAGGATGATCGAGGCGATCTTGTTGTAGTAGTGCTTCGTCTGCAGATCATCGACGTAATCGGGCAGGGCCTTGCCGTGTCCCTCGCCGCAGTCGTACAGGTACAGCTTCCCGTTGATCCACTGGAACGCTATCCACGAGGTTGCGTCCGACTGCACGCCCGAGGACCCGATGTCGAACACCACGTACACGGGGTGACCGGGGTTCAGGTTGAACGTCTCGATCCTGCCCTCGTTGACCATCTTCATGTACGCCTCGCCGTACACGGCGGCTGCGTCCATCTCCTCGAAGGAGACGTAGTACTCCTGCTCGAACATCCGGGCGTTGCCGAAGCGGCGGAGGTACGCCTCCTTGATCCGCTCGAGCTCGGCCTCGGTGAGGACAGGTGGCTGGCCCTCCCGCTTCATCATGGCGTTCAGGTCGTCGATGTCGCGGATGATGACCTGCGCCTCGGGGTTGCCCTTCATCGACTCCATCAGCTGCCACAGCGGATTGCGCCGCTTGCCACGAGGAGTGCTCACCACCATCAGCCGCTTGTTCTCAGCGCGGTTCTCGAGGATGGGGGTGAGCCGGGGGATGGGGTCCTCCCGGGTGAACAGGGCCAGCTCGGTGATCGTGTAGTCCTGGAACGAGGTGCCGACACCGGACTTGTCCTGCCCGGACTGGAAGTAGCCCTGCAGCTTCAGCCGGCTGTGATTGGAGAACCGGCCCTCCATGACCGTGTCCTTCCAGTCCACCACCTCCCTGGGCACGTTGTCCATGAGCCCGCGGATGTACTGGCTGGAGGCTGGGTCGATGTAGGTCTTGTCCCAGAGGATGTCGCGGACCATCGGGTTGGACAGGCTGATGTACACGCCCGTGGTCTTGGGCGTGCGCAGCCGGGCATCGCACTGCTCCATCGAGGCGGCCACGTCCTTGCCGGTCTGGCGTGGGAGCACGGCGATGCCGTATCTCTTCGTTCGCCACATGTGGTGCAGTTCCTTTTGGGGAACTATTGATAAGGCCTCGGCTTGTAGTGAACCGGAAAAGTCAGCCCCATCGCTGCATCACCTCCTCAAACCGCTTGTCGGCGGCTTCTTTCGAGAACTCAATGCCCTGGTAATGAGCGTGGGCGCGAGCCTGGTTGCATGCCTTGCACCGTCGGCCCTTGGCCTGGAGATTGGGTCCTGTGATCGGATGTCCCAGCGGGCAGGTCTCCTTCAGCTTCCTGCCTCCGTTGGCAAACGCATCCTCGGTGTTCTGCGCCGAAGTACCCCACTCGAGATTCTCGAGCCGATTGTCGTCGGGCACGTCGTTCAGATGTCGCGCAACCGCTCCTGGTGGACGAGGCCCAACAAACGCCTCCAGCACCAGAGCGTGCGCCATTGCTGAGCGTGCCTTGCCTGCCAGACCTCGCAGGTTGACCCGTGTGTATCGGTGAGAGGGCGTGGTGCTTCCGATCAAGCGAGCCACACGCCCTCCATCCGACACGATGTAGCTGTCCTCAAAGCCAGGTACGGGCTTCCATGTTTCCATGATAAAGACCATACCATATGGCTTCTATCTACTCAGTCGTCAGGACCTGCTCCACCATGGCGAGCAGGTCGGCCTTGGTCATGCCGGTGTTGGCCTCGACACCCTCGTGCTCGTTGAGCCAGTCCACGATGTCTGCCTTGAGCCAGGAGTCGTCCGGGGTGTCGCTGTCGACGAGCAGCTCTGCGCCCTCCGGCTCCTCCGCCTCGGGCTGAGCCTGCCCGGTCAGGGTCCGGTACTGGGCAGCCGACGAGTTGGCGCTGCGCTGGTACGCACGCCCGAGGTGGTCCACCTCCTGCAGGTTGTCGTATGCGCGCTCGGCAGGAGTGGTGCGCTGCTGCACCGAGTCGACGAAGGTCGTGGCGTTGTGCGGCTTGGACATGTCGGCCTCCTAGATCTGCAGGTTGGGCAGTCCTATTGTGCCGAACAAGGTGGAGAAATCCTCCCTCTCGCCGCTGGATCCAGCCCTGGACTGGATTCCTGCCTGCGGTGGGGCGGCCTTCTTCGGGGCTGGCTTGCTCGCCGGGGCGGCTGCAGGGGCTGCCGGCTTGCGTGCGGCCAGCTGCTTGCGCAGGTTGTCGACGATGCCCTGCACGGGGATGGAGTAGCCCTGCAGCTTGCCGTCGACCCTGATCTCGTAGGGCGTCACCATAGTGGCGAAGGTGTCGGCCAGCTCCCGGTTGAAGCCCCGGGCACCGGGGATCAGGTCCGGGTTGTTCTTGAACAGGTCGATCGAGGCGTGGACCGTCTCGAGGAAGTCGCGGTTCTCCCCCAGCTTCTGCTGGGCCTGCGACTGGATCTCCTCGACCAGCAGCGAGCGCACCGCCTCCTGCCACTCCTTCGCATCCTCGGAGTTGCGCAGGGTCTCCATGCCCTCCACGCCGATGGCCGGCACCTCGGTGCCCACCAGCAGGCGGGGATGCTTGCGCAGCGCCTCGAAGTAGCGGCCGTAGTCCTGCTCCGCCTGCTCGTACGCCTGCTGCTGGTACGCCTTGGTCAGGTTCTCCTCGACCTTGGTGCTCAGCTCTCCGAGCTCGGAGAGGACGGTCTTCGGATCGAAGCCATCAGCTGCTGCTCCACTGGGGGCTGCAGGCTGGCCAGCGTCTCCTGCTGCAGGTCCAGCATCACCCGCATCAGGAGCAGCGTCTCCTGCTGGTGTGCCTGCTGCTGGTCGCTCAGCCGCTGCATCGCGTCGGCTGCCGGCGTCAGTGCTTCCAGCAACTGGCGTCGGGTCTGCTGCTCCAGCGCCAGCAGGATCGCCTTCGCCGCCTCCTCCTGCCTCTCCCTCCTCCTGCGGATCCAGTGCATCCATGAGGTCGCCGAACGCCACATCGCCGTAACCCGCGAAGTCCAGGTGGGGCCGGTCCTCTGTCGCTTCCGTGCCACTCATCAGCCCTCCCAGGACTTCTCGAAGTCGGAGAGGGCGGTGGCGATGGTCTCGCGGACGTTGTCGGTCAGCTCGAACTTGATCTGGTCGAGCAGGGAGACGAGGCCCTCCTGAGCGAGGAACATGCGGTGGAGCTCCGCGATGGTGGCGATGTCGACGCCGGCATCCTCGGACTGGGTGTCCCACTGCAGCTCCCAGGTCAGGAACGTGGTCTGCCAGTTGATGAGGATGTTGATGTAGTGGTGGGCGTTGTGCTCGATGTCCTCCTCGGGGGAGGTCATGTTCAGGCACTCGTCATCGCTCTCGATCTCGAGGTCGACGATCTTGCCGAGCTCCTGCACCCGGTCGAAGTACAGCTTGCGGAAGGCCGGCATGTCCCGGAAGTTGATCTCCCGGTACGTGTTGCAGATCCGGTTGGCCCACTGCGGGCGGATCTGCTCGGTCCTCTCCTTCTCGGCCGGCTCGATCACCTTGGACCAGATCTCGAGGAGGGTGTGGTACTTGGACTCCTCGGCGTCGTCGAGGATGTCCTGCACGGTAAGCGGGGTCTCGGTCACTTCAATCGTCCTGTCAGCTGGAGGTGGCGGTGCTCATCGCGGATGGTCTGGATGACGGAGCGGATCTCGTAGCAGAGGGCGTTCTCCACGTAGATGCGCTTGCAGGTGGTGGGCACGAGCTCGGCCCCACCGTAGAACCTCTGGACGTCAGCGAGGTCGAAGCCCTCCCGACCGTTGTACGTGTAGACCTTGAACGGGAACCGGGGGTCGATGTAGATGCCGACCTGGTAGGAGGGCAGCGTGATCTTCACCTCGGACGGCTTGCCGGCGCCACGGCCTGCGACCTCGAACGTCTCGACGTACTCGCCGTTCTGCACGGTCTTCTTCTCCGTGCCGGTGTCGAGGTAGGTCAGGACGCGACGGCCGCGGGGCTTGGGGTAGGCAGGCTTGAGGACCTCCTCCTGCAGCCACTTCCGTCCCTGCTCGTCGATGCGGATGATCTCGTCCTCGGCGCGGGTGTTCAGCCGCTGGCCAGCCATCTCGCGCGGGTCGGGCTGCGTGGTGATCTGCGGCTCCGGCTCGTCGACAGGGATCGGGGGCGGAGGCGGAGGCGGAGGCGGAGGCGGAGGCGGAGGCTCCTCTGCCTTCTTCGGCTCCGCAGGAGGCGGGTCCGTCGCGCTGCTGATCCCGTGCATCGCCAGCTCGGCCTCGAGGGAGTCGATGGTGTACGCGGGATACGCCAGTGCAGGGGTGTGACCACTCGCCTTGAGGCGCTGGTACAGGACGGACTTCCGGTTCATCGCTCTCCTTAGGTGGGTACCTGCTTTCCTGCAGTGCAGCCTAGCAGCACAGGTGCCCGGGGCGTAGTCATGTAGTCAGGTAGTCAGGGCACAACTTCTTCCCTCCTTACTGTATTTATAAAGTTTTAGAAAAACAGGTGACTACACTGACTACACGCTCAGAACCCTTACGCAGCAAGGCTCTCGGGTGTAGTCACCTACCTGACTACGGGGGTGACTACACCCTGACTACGGCCTCGGTGCCTCGATGGGCGGGTTCGGGATGCCGTTCACGTAGGCCACGTTCGGCCCGTACAGCACATTCGCCCCGTACTCGAACGTCTCGATGCTGCCGTACTCGTAGCCCACGTTGACGCTGACCGGCGTGTAGCGGTACTGGATCAGGCTGATCTGGCCGGAGCTCGGCTCATCGGTGGAGCGCGCGTAGAAGTGCCACTCCTTCATGTCCCGACGGATCAGCAGGTAGTCGTCGGTGTCCCAGAGCATCCGCTCCCCGAGGATGGGCGAGTCATCCGTGAACCGCTTGTTGATGTCGATGGCCGTGCCGCTCAGGGTCAGCCCGCGCAGCCCGTACTCGGCCTCGCCCTGCCAGTTCCCGAACGTCACCTGGAGCTGCTGCAGGTGGCACCACGCATCGTGGGCCTTGTTCGCCCCCTGCGTGTTCGTCTCGAACATCCACGGGATGGAGCGCTGCTTGACCTCGTAGGTGTCGGGATCGACGTAGTCGTCCATCCTCGCGTCATGGTCGAAGTAGTACAGGCCGTCAGGCTTGGTGACCGACATGTACTGGTGGTTGCCGTACTCGATCGTGCGCAAGGCCCTGCCCTGCACGAGCAGCCGCGACCAGACGCCGGCCTCCCCGGCCTGCACGTCGTAGACCCAGATCTCGTTGCCCTTGCAGCCATCCTCGAGCAGCTCCCCGTTCGGGTTGTGGACGAGGTAGAACAGCCGGTTGTCCAGCTGCGCCGACATGATCCAGTTCTTGGAGTCGAGCGCCTTCCACATGTTCTCGATCGCATCGGTCAGCGACTTGTGGTTGATGTTGTAGTTCGAGGCGGTGGACTTCAGCAGCGACTGGTCGATCGGCCGGTAGAGCGCGTTGTTCAGCACCTCGGCCGCGTAGGGCGACACGGTGCCTGGGGTGTTCGTCGTCTCCTCGAACCCCATCACCGCGAGGCTGCCGGACTGCGCGCTCACCGAGGCGGGGTGCATGTAGTAGCTGGACGACAGGCCATCCACCCCCATGCACAGGACGGTGATGGTGTCGACGGACTGCGGGTTCTGCCACAGCACGACCGACGCCGGCACGAACAGGTTGCCCGACACCAGCGTCTTCACGCCGCCGCCCTTGATGGCGGAGAAGTTCGTGTACTCGCCCATCCGGTTGGAGGACCAGCGGATCGAGGCGAGGTCGGAGGGGTCGGCGACGATGATCATGCGGTCGCCGGCGACGAGGCCCGTCCGGCCACGCGACGGATCCGAGTAGTTCCTCCGGTTCGTCTTCGTCGGCAGCAGCATCTCGTCCTGCCCCACCTTGCGTGCGGGGGTGACGGAGATCCATCCGCCGTCCTTGTACGCGACGGAAGTGCCGGAGCGGGCAGCCATGAGCATGGCCTGCTGGTCGGAGTAGAGCTCCTTGGAGGTGAGGTGCAGTGCGGTGACCGGCACAGGGTCCTGGTCGGTCCATGACATCGCATAGAGGTTCCAGCGCAGTGCTCCTTCCGCGAGTGCCCGGTCGTACACAGCCGGGGGGAGCATGGCGACGAGCTGGTCGGCACACTTCTCCGCGATGCTGGAGACCGTGCCGGACGGCTCGCCGACGGAGTTCGGGATCTCCCACAGCCAGTCCGACCACGGGCGCTTGGTGCGGACCTCGACGATCTTCGAGGCCGCGGACTCACCCACCTCGTTCTCGAAGGTGTAGAAGAACGCCATCTTGTACTGGTTGGCCGTCGCCCCGCCCGTGGCGATCAGCGTGTTCGACGTGGGCGTCTCCGGTGTCGGTGCGGTCAGCGGTGCGCCGAGCTGGTACATCGAGCTGGCCGACTCGTGCGGCTTGCGCGGGTCATCCCACTGGTACGCCTCAGTCTCGGTCGGCGGGGTGGCCCCGTCGAAGTAGGCACCGGGCACGGTGACCCCGGGCTCGAGCATCGCCGCGTCGATGTAGAACCGCTCGCCCCGGCCCACCCCGTTGATCCGTACCCGGAATCGGGAGAGCACGGCATCGGACCTGCCCGAGGCGAAGGAGGCGTGCATCCGGGCGAAGGACCCGTGCGGGGCGGTGACCGTGCCATCGACACCATCGAGGAAGGTGCTGTCCCGGTTGTACCGGCGGGTGGTGATCATCGCCGTCTTGGCCGAGTTCACTCCGGCCACGTAGACTGAGCCGCACAGCGGCTGGCTGCCGGGGATCGGGACGTGCGCGCAGTAGATCCAGATGTCCCGCGGCGGGTGGTACTCGGACGGGGATGCGTTGGGCGTGCCGGTCCAGTGGTAGTCGGTGCCGCTCGATCCGCTGAACGGGTCGGTGGACTCGCCAGCCTCGCACAGCACCACGTCCTTGACCTTGATGTACGTGGCGTTCGACTTCTGGTTCGTCCCGCCGAGCGAGACACGCACCGAGGTCGTGCCGGTCGGGGCGGTGATCGAGTCGCTAACGAACCGCCTGTTGTTGCCCGGCATCACGAGGTCGGTGCTGTCGGCCACCTTCTGCCCGTTGGCCCCGTAGAACGTGAGGACCACACGGGGCACGGTGTCCGACGCATGGGAGTGGGTGACCGCCACCTTGTACTTCGTGCCGGCCTTGGCCGGGGCCTTCGCCGCGTAGGCCAGGTACAGGCCCTTGCCCGAGCGGTCGGTGATCTTCATCCAGCCCTGCGTCTCGGTCAGGGTCGGGTTGCCCCAGGTGGCGTGCGGCTTCCACCCGTTGAGCCCGGTGATCGTGGTCCGGTCCAGCGGTGACGGGCACAGGTTGGTGCGCGTGGGCGTGGACCAGATCTCCAGCACGCGATCCCCGGAGACGGGGGAGATCGTCGGCTCCTTCTGCCACTTCCACGAGGTGCCCTCGGTGGCGTGGATCCAGTACGCGAGGCTGTCCTCGAAGGACGGGTTCAGCACCTTGTTGGTGCGGAAGGCCGTCGGCTGCTTGCCGAGGATCCACGACTCCTCCGGGTGCATGACGGTCAGCTTGTGCCCGTCGTCCCACTCCGGCACCGAGATGGAGCCCAGCTTCTTGGCCAGCTTCTCCGTGCCCACCATGAACAGGCGCATGTTCTCCGCGTTGTCCGACAGGGCGAAGATCTTGTTGTCGATCTGCAGGTACTCGATGTGCGTGGTGTCCGCGCTGAAGTTCAGCACGGCCTCGCCCTGCGGGATCCTGAACCCGATCTCAGGATCCGTCAGGTTGTGGACGATGGTGCTCACGCCGGAGAACAGCAGCGCGCGGAAGCCCACCGTGCCGTCGTTCTCGCGGACGCCGAACAGCAGCGCCTTGCCTCCGCCCTCGACGAAGAACGGCTCCTGGTTGCCGACCAGCTCGAACGGGTAGGCGTAGCCGCCCGCATCGTCGGTCGTGTCATAGTCCGGTGGCAGGATGTAGGACAGGAACTGCAGGCCGGGCCGGACGCACAGCGCTCCGTTGCGATCGACCAGCATGTTCTCCATCAGCCGGCAGGAGGCCGGGTTCGACTGTCCGGGCGGGAACGCCGTGGACCAGCCGGTGAAGCTGCGCACGTACGCGCGGGACAGCGGCCTGTCGATCGGGGGCGCGACCTTCGCCTTGCCGGGCATCAGCGCCTCCTAGATGAAGTCGGAGTGGGGGTGCCGGTGGTACCCACTGCTCGGGGCCAGCCCGTTCTCCAGCGGCAGGGTGAACGAGTTCTGGTACGGGGTGTCCGTGTGGTTGGTGTCCCGCTCGATCAGCTGGTACATCAGGTCCTTGTAGCCCTGCTCCAGCACCTGCGCCCGCGGCTGCATGACCGGGTCCGACTGGGCGTAGTAGAACGCCGCGCGGGCGATCACGACGTCCGGGTACGGGAAGTCGATCTGCTGGGTGCGGATGTTGCGGGAGACGGTGGCGCCCTTGTTGGGCAGCCGGAACATGCGCGGCTCCCGCATCACCGGGACGTGGACGGTCAGGCCGGCCTCGCCCTCGTGGATCTCGCGGGAGAAGTAGATGCTGCGCCGGGTGACCGCGCACCACAGGCCCATCCGGTCCTCGTACTTGTACAGGGAGTCACGGGGCAGGTAGTACACCCAGCGCACCGTCTTGCCGTCGGAGTCCACCAGCCGCACCGCGTCGTCCCCGATGATCCGCGGGCGCTGCGTGGTGGGCAGGATGACCTCCCGCTGGCCCTCGCTCAGGGTGCCGAGGTCGAGGAACGCGGCATAGTACGACCACTCGTTCTCGAGTGCGTTGGCCCGCAGCGCCCGGTTGATCTGCCTAGTTATGGCCCGGTACCGATCCAGCTCAGGCTCATAAGATAGGTCCAGCCCGGTGAGCAGGCCGAGCACCTCACCGACAGCCTCGTCGAGGGTGATCGTGGTCTCGGGGTTCATGTCACCACTTCCTCAACGAGGCGCCTTCGGCCTTCTGCGGTGCCTCCACCGTCACGGCCGAGGCGAGGTTGGTGTTCGACTTCCTGCGCTCGAGCGGCTTCTTGCCCTCCCAGTCCTGGATCCAGTCGGGGATCCCGGGGCTGTTGTAGGACTTGCCGACCTCCTTGGCCGAGGCGTTGAAGTTCTTCTTCATCGCAGCCTTGGCCTTCTTCTCCGCACCCTTCGGGGCGCTGACGTCCATCTCCTTGGCCATCGCGTAGTAGTCAGCCTGCTGGCCCTTGATGTTGCCGAGCTGGGTGAAGGCGTCGGCCCGACGGTTGTAGTAGTCCTGCCAGAGCCGCTTCTTCTCCGACTCGGCACTCGTCGCGGTGTTGGCCATCGCGTTCTGCGTGTCGATGTTGAGGTCCATGATGCCGGCGTTCACCGTGTGCATCTGGTCGAAGTAGGCGCGGTTGGCCTCCTGGGTGTTGGCGGCCCAGTTGCGCGCTGACAGCGCCATCGACCGCAGTGCATCAGTCTCGCCGGCTCCCTGCTCCAGCACGGCGCTCATGGTGTCCTGCCGCTCCCGCACGAGGTTCGCCAGGTTCTCGTTGCCGGTACCGGCGCGCGCCTTCTCCGCATCCGAGGCGTTCTCGAGGAACGTGGCGAACCTGTCCTTGTGACCCTCGAGCAGTATCTGCAGCTGCTGGCGCATCACCTGGTTGACGTCGCGGATGTGCTGCTTGCGCGCCTTGGCGAAGCTCTTGTTCAGCGCAGTCTTGAGCGCCTTGGCCTGGTACTCCAGGTTCTTGGCCTGCTCGAGGTACTTCTTGCCAGCCTTGGTCTTCGCCTCGTTCTCGCGGGCGATGGCGCGCTTCTCCGCGCTGCTGGCCCCACCACTCGAGCCGCCGCTCTTGCCGGAGCCGCCGCTCTTGCCGGAGCCGGAGCCGGAGCCGGAGCCGCCGCTCTTGCCGGAGCCGGAGCCGCCGCTCTTGCCGGAGCCGGAGCCGGAGCCGCTGTTGGTCCCCTTGGGCGGCTTCTTCTTACCCGTGGTGTCGGGCTTGACCGGGATGTAGACCATCAGATCTCCTCCAACCCAAGAGCCACGCGGATCTTGTTGATCTTGTACGGGTTCTCGATGACCTGGCCCTCACGCCCGTACAGCTCGCCCCGACCGTACTGCTTCTCGTTCCGGGTGCGCTGGTCCACGTAGTCGATGAAGATCTTCCGGTCCTCCGGCGTCCACTCGAACTCGTCCATCGCCGCGGAGACCTGCTTCCACTGCTCACCGGGAGTGGCGCTGGGATCCGCGAGCTGGATGTAGCCCGACTGCAGCATGTCGTCGAAGTGCTTCCGCTTGACGTCGCGGCCGCCGATGATGTTCTCGTCCGTGCCGTACCCGAGCGGAACCTCCTCCGTCTTCCACTGCTTGGCGGGCGAGGTGGCCGGCACGATGCCCCAGAGCTGGGGGTTGAACGAGTCGGCGTACATGTCCTTGATCAGATCACGCGACGTGGTGACGAGGGAAGCGTCGAGCGCCTCCATGTTCCTGTTGGAGCGGACGTCCTCGTAGTTGGACTTCACCGCGGCCTGGGTCGTGCGAGCCTGCTCGCCCATCGGGCCTGCGTGCTTGACCTCTTCCCAGTCGACCTGGCCGGAGACGTTCTCGTCGAGCTGTGCCACGACCTCCGGGTCGATCGTGAGGTTCTGCAGGTCCTTCGCGCTGAAGGCCCGCTCCAGCGACAGGTACTCGTCGAGGTCCTGGCCGATCGCCTTGTAGTCCAGCTGCTTCAGCAGGGCCACGGTGTTCGGGGCGAAGATGTCGGCACCACCACCCTCGCCGAACATCTCCGTGACAGCCTTCTCGTACGCCTTCTTCTTCTTGCCCTTGAGCTTGTACTCACCGGCGATGTCAGCCTCACGAGCAGCGACGAGCAGGGTGTTGGCGTCGACCGCGCCCTTCTCGTCCTTCGACAGGTTGTTGTACGCCTCGGCCGTCAGGGGCACGGCCTCGTTCTCGAAGGTGGGGTTGTCCTTGATCAGGACGCCCTTGATGACAGGGGCCGTGCCGGCTGTCAGCACCATGTCGTTGGGGTTCTCCATCATCCGCTGGATGTTCTGAGGGAGATCCTTGATCGTCTTGGGTGCAGTCAGCCCGAAGTCCTTGGCCTTGTCCCCGCCGTACAGCTGCTGCAGCCGGGTCTTCTCCTGGTCGGAGATCCCATACTCGTACGGGCTCAGCTCCGTCGCGGCATCCACGTCGTACATGTCCGTGGGCAGCTTGACCTCGGACACCTCCCGGCCACCCCAGCCCAGCGAGTTCAGGAGATGGAGCGTCTCGTCGGAGATGGACATCGTTGCAGCATCCCGCTTGGCCTTGGCCTTGTATGCATCCAGCGTGACCTTGATCTGCTCCGGGGTGCGCCACGGCTGGGACGGGTCGACCAGGGCCTTCATCTCCTCAGCCTTCTCGGCCTCGAGCTGGGCGCGGGTCTTGTTGGTGCCGCCGGTGATGGTGTTGCCCGGGTTCGGCAGGCCGGAGGGAAGCTGGGCGGGAGCCGTGTCGGGGGCAGCCTGGTTGGGCACCGCCTCCGTGGGCTTGGTGGTGGGAGTGACCTCCATCGCCTTGCGCCGCTCAGCCTCCTTCTCCTGCCAGCTGACCCAGTCGAACTCAGGCTTCTTCGGTGCTGCTGTCGGGCGGCCGAGGATGCCGATGTTCCGCTGGCTGTTGTCGACAGCGGGCGTGGAGGGGCTCGACTTCGGAGCAGTGGAGGGCTTCGAAGCCGTGGGCATGTGGTTTCTGATCCCCTTGCGGGTCAGCTCCTTGGGCAGCTTCCCACCGAACCCACCATCGGGACGCAGCAGCATGGCAACCTCCTAAGCCTTCTTCACGATGTACACCATCGCATACCACGGGGGCTCGTTCTCGTGAGTCTCAGCAGCGTTCGCAGCAGCCACGGCATCCACGGTGACCGTGTGGCTGTGGGACTGGTTGGTGGTGTTCACGGTGACCGAGTGGCTGTGGTTACCGTCCCACCCGATCTCGTGCTGGTGGTTGGTGTCCGTGGCCAGGATCGTCACGGTCCCGTTGCGGGTGGTGGCGGGCGAGGCTTCGTCCGCGGTGTCGATCCACTTGTTCGAGTCGCCGGTCGTGAGGCCCTCGTACGTGTGGGCGCCGTGGCTGTGGCTCCAGTTCTGGGTCATCCATCCGGTGTACTGCCCGTGGCGGTGGTTGCCGGAATCCCCGGTGCTGGCCGTGTGGCTGTGGTTGGTAGCCGTGGATCCAGAGCCGGCCGAGTGGCTGTGCGAGGGCAGGCCCGACTGGGCAGCGGTCAGCTGCACCCGACGGGAGCCGCCGGTCGCACCCCTGCTGTGGTTCGGGCCGACACCCACGATGAACCTGTCGCTGAGGTCCACGGTGTTCGGGCTGCCGCTGATGGCCTGCAGTGCAGCGGAGCCGTGCGCGGTGCCGTTGCACAGGTGCCAGCCGGGAGGGGCTGTGTTCCCCATGTAGGGCACGACGATCCCGATCGGCATGGAGTTGTCCACGTACTGCTTCGTGGCGATGCCGAGCGACGAGGTCGGATCCCCGGCCACCGTGAGCAGGCCGCTGACCCTGTCACCCACCAGCGCTATCGTCTTCAGGACACCAGCATCCGAGTACGAGCTCAACTGGAACTTCGCCCCGGTGTCACCGCCAGTCTCCGCCACGTTGTCACCGAAGCTCAGCCGCCAGCGCCGGAGGCCCCCGGTGCTCAGGCCGATGACCGCGGTGTGCCCGCTGCCCTGCAGGTACAGGCTGGCGTCCTCGCCGGGCGGGTTGATGGTGATGTCGCCGCTGATGGAGCCGCCGGTGTTCTCCCCACCGAGTGCGGTGTCCAGCGCCTTGATCGCGGCCACCACCCAGTTGGTGTGCTCGAAGTGGCCGGGCATCCCCTCGACGGGCGGATCCGGCTCGGGCTGGGGCAGCAGTGTCATCTCTCGCTCCTCACCAGTTGGCCACGTTCGTCTGGAAGGTGGCGAAGTCAGGGGAGTCGAAGACGATCTGCTTCAGCTCCGCCTTCACCTCGGCCTTCACCTCGGAACGCTGGAGGTCCGTGTACGCGGTCAGGTTGATCTCGGCCTGCGTCAGCGCGGTGACGTTGGCCTTGGTCGTGTTGAGGTTGCTGACCTGCGAGTCGACCTGCGCCTTGGTGTAGTACCGCACGTCACCGCGTCCAGCGTTCAGGTAGTTCGGGTGCGGGTCGGCAGCATCCTCGTGGGCCATCAGGTTCGTGTTCAGGTTCTTCACGAACTGCTTGATCCACCGGCTCCACGCGAAGTGGCCCGGCCGGCCGGCTACGGGATCCGGCGCCTCAGCCCCTGCTGTGCCCCCGGGGTAGGGGAAGACGGGTGCGCTATTGGTTCCCACTGCTGGCCTCCTGTGTCACGGGGAGCGCCTGGCCGGAGGTGCGCGACCACAGGTCGTGCCACTCCCCGGTCCAGATCACTGTTGCCATCTCGTCCCAGATGTCGGTCCACGGGTCGGGCCAGACGAAGGTTGCGCCGAACCAGATCCCCTGGATCTCGATGTCGTCGCAGACCGCCCGGCCCACATCCCGCAGGTCCATGTCTACTCCTGTGCGCCCTTCGCGTACCGGGTGCCGACCAGCGCGTTCTTCGCATGGCCGACGAGGTTGAGGTGCCACCGGCCGCCGCGGCCGGCCTCACCAGTCTCCCAGTGAACGTGGGTCACGAGGAAGCTCGAGCGCCACGGGGTGATGGTGAAGTCCTGGTACGCCGTGTTGTCCTCCGGCTTGCCGTTGTGCCGGGCGCGCTGGAATCGCACGCGCAGGCTGGCCGTCTGGAAGTAGTACATCGGGTCGGACTTGGGCAGCGCCCACTCGATGTTGCCGACGTTCAGGTACACCAGCCGGTCCTCGCGCTTGCCTCCCCGTGAGGGGCCGGCGACGTGCGCGTCGAGGGTGACGTACCTGCCGTCGCCCTTCAGCCGGATGTTCCCCGAGGGCTTGCCGCTGTACCCGAGTGTCGTCACGTCAGCCTCCTGAGCTGCGGTCTTGAGGTACTTCTCCCATGTCTGGTTCACGTACTGCCGGGGGCCATCGTCACGCGCCCCGGAGGCCAAGCCGTTCCGGCCGTCGTAGTAGTTCTTCACCTGGTTCCATGCACCCGTGGACAGGACGCCCTTGTCGTTCCTACCGCCGGGCTGCACCGCGATGCCGTGGACGTGCCGCGGCCAGTTCGACTGCTGCGGCGTCCGGTGCCATGCGGCGAACCCGACCTTCCGCATCAGCGCGACCACCTTGTTGTAGTCGGACACCGACCACGACGGGTGCATCAGGTCGACGGCCCCGCCACCGTTGTGCGTGCCGGCCGAGGCTGCGACGCCGCCGGAGTAGGAGCCCTGCGTCGGGTTGATGTAGATCGGCCCGGACAGCTTGGCGACCTCGGCGAGCATCCTGGCGGTGCGGTCATCGAAGACCCTGCCGCGCCAGGTGACCCTGCTCATGCCTCACCTCGCTCCACGCAGGCCGCCCACCTCTCGAAGATCCAGACGGCCGGGGTCAGCATCAGGATCAGCACGCTGGCGAGCGCCTTGTTCATCAGGTGATCAGGAGTGCGCATCGTCGCGCCCCTCCTCGTCGGAAAGGATCTCGGCCTCGGTCGCAGCCTCGAAGTCGTCGTCGAGCGTGGGCTCCACCCCGTCGCTCTCGTCGAGCTCGTCCTCGGGCCGAGGGACCTCCTCGGGCCGAGGGACCTCCTCGATCTCTACGGCAGCGTCGATAGGGGGGACGAACTCCAACACCTGCGCCTTCTGCGTTGGAGTGGTGTTGCGCTCTCCCCACACGGTCGTGACTGCCCCGGTCAGGCCGCCCAGTCCCATGCCGGCCAGCGTCGCCAGCTCGGTGCTCTGCTCCCCGGTGGTCTGGGTGAAGATGAACCCGATGATCGACACCATCGTCAGGATGCTCAGGGCGATGACCAGCGCGACGCTGGGCCGCAGGCTGCCGGCCTTCAGCAGCCCGTGGACCAGCAGCCAGAAGATCAGGCTGACGACAACCGCGAGCCCGAATAAGGCCACCAGCTCGAGCAGGGTGATGATCTCATTGGTCATGGTCTGATCCTCCCACCGTCTCCGGCTCCCTGACTACCTCGATGGTGCAGTCCTCCTTGGAGAAGATGAAGGTCATCGTGCCCTCCGCACCATCCCAGAAGTGGACGTACTGGCCAGCCCAGTTGACGACGAGGTCGTCCCTGGACTCGAACTGGTACTTGGCGACCTCGACCTCGAGCACCGAGTCGTCGTTGGCCCAGTGGCATCTGACTCGCTGGCCTGCCTTGAACGGTCCTTCCATGTCTACCTCTCCCCGACTGCGAACCAGTCGATGCTCGTTGTGGTGGTGTTGGTCCTGTAGATCACGACGTCGAAGGCGTCTGCGGCCACGTTGTTCACGGCGACGTTCTTCACAGTAGTGCCGATCACCGAGGACCTGGCGGAGACGACGACCGTGGGGGTCCACTTGAACGGAGCCGAGTACCAGACCCGCATCGCCGTGTTCGTGTTGGCGGTCGGGTTGATCGAGGCGGTCCCGACTCGGATCTGCCAGTAGTGGTGGTTGCCCGTGGCCCCCATCGGCCCGGTGTCGCCCGGGGGACCTGTGGCACCCTTGCCACCAGTGGCGCCCGTGGCACCCTTGGCGCCGGTGTCCCCTGTCGGTCCCTTGTCGCCGGTGGCACCCTTGGCGCCCTTGTCTCCGGTCGGCCCCTTGTCGCCGGTCGGGCCGGGCAGACCGATCTGGGTCCAGACGCCGTCGATCTTCGCCTTGAGGACAGCCATCACCACACCCCCCAGATCATGATGCCGACCCAGGTGTCCGTGGCACCGCCCTCGTTGTAGACCACGCCATCGGCGTGATCGCCGTAGACGGCAGTGAGCGCAGCGCCGCCACGGAAGTAGTCACCCCAGTTGTTCTTGATCCCGACCGCGACGGCGTTCTGGTTCGAGACGTAGTTGAAGCCCCACCAGAAGCCAAAGCCGGTGTGGCCGGTCGGGCACCAGATGTTCTGAGTCCCCCACCAGAGACGCCAGCGCGGCCACCCGTAGTTGCCGGAGTTCGACGGATCCCCGTCATACCCGATCGGTCCTGTGCCGCCAGTGGGGCCACGATCACCCGTGGCACCCGTGGCACCCTTGTCACCCGTGGCACCCGTGGCTCCCCGGTCGCCCGTGGCACCCTTGTCACCCGTGTCGCCGGTAGGCCCCTTGTCGCCCGTGGCACCCGTAGCACCGGCCGGCAAGGTGAGCAGCTTCCACTGCCCATCGGACATGTCGTAGTACCGCAGCACGCTCATGAGGACGGCCACCCCACTCCCACCGCGATCCACTGCACGTAGGTGGTGGTCGTGTTGGAGCGCCGGACGTTCACGGCCGACCCGGTCGTGCTCGGACCCGCGTACACACCGCAGTCCGTGACGGTGCCGGGCACCGAGGTACGTGCTGCAGCGAAGATCGTCGGAGCACTGGTGAACCCGGAGTAGCTGATACCCACCCCGGTCGAGGTGTTCGCCACCGGGGTGAGCCCGACCTCCCCAATCCTGAACGTGACGCCAGGGGGAGCACCGCCGTAACCCTGCGGACCCTGACCGCCTGTGTAGCCCTGTGGCCCGGTGGCCCCGGTGTCACCCGTGGCACCCGTGGCACCCGTGTACCCGGTCGGTCCCTTGTCGCCGGTAGCACCCTTGGCCCCGGGATCCCCGGTCGGCCCCTTGTCCCCGGTCGGTCCCTTCGCGCCGACCAGTGGGATCAGCGTCCCGTCGGCCAGCTTGAGCGTGGCCATCAGTAGTCACTGCCCGTGTCGATCCAGAGCAGGACGTTCGGATCCGTGGGCTGCGTAAGC